ATGAGTTGTGGTGCCGTGTTTTAATTAAACCTACAAAAACTGCTGAAGTTCTTGTCTTCGAACTCAACCTTACCGGTCAGTCCTCTGATTTAGGAACCTCGTAAACCCCTATATAAAATAGGATATACTTATGGCAAACGCATACTACGCAACACAAACAAACAGAACTTTAAATATTGGAGAGCTTCCAGGACTCTCACACAACTTAGAATCTTACAGGGCATATCAGTGGGAGGTTGAAATTTCAACTCCAGATAATGAAGATGACTCTATTCTAACATTGGCTGCTAAGCAGGTATCCGAGTTAGGATTTACATCAGAAGATATTGTAGCTGAACGTGTAAATGATAAGTTCTTCTACCCTGGAAAGGTTACTCCTGAAGAGGTAACTATCACTTTTGATAACCTTGTTAAAGGTCAAATCGCGGAGAAGTTGTTTAGCTGGATTAGTAGTGTTTACGACCCTATTAATGGGGTGTTTACTCCTGAATTCGTTCAAGGTGCAGGAGTGTTTAAACGACAAATTTCTCTTTACATGTTGGATAATATGATGTTCCCTGTTAAGCATGTTCGGCTTTACGGCGCTTATCCAAAATCGTGGAAGTTGTCTGAATTCAACTACTCTACAAACGAGTTCCACACTCTTCAAGTTGCTATACGATATGATTTCCTTGTTCAATATGATGGACTTGATTAATATTTAATAAATTTTTAAAATGGGGTGTATCTTTAATAAGGATATACCCTATTTATTTTTGGAGATGCACATATTTAAGGACCTTCTAGAAACATATTCCGATTTAAGGAAGAGGAGGTATTCTCTATCGGAGAGGTTGATACTTGAGGGGGTTAATAGTGCTTATAATGTAGCTTTAGGACCTCTCAACCTATTAGGTCAGAGGGGCGCGGAGGTTGACAGCGGTAAGTACATTGAGGCATTGACCGCAATAAAAACCGCAATTGCCGGAAAAGCCCCACCTTACGAGTACCCAACCCTTACTACGGTACGACTTCCAAGAACAGGACAAAAAACAATTGAACTTCCGGTACTTGACGTTCTTAAGGATATCGATGAAAGGATTCGCGTTCACCAAAGCGAAGGAGCGGGGAAAAAATCTAAAACAGAGGAAAAATCTAAACCCCAACGAAATACGTTAATGGCTAATGGGGTTCGAATTCCCGGTCCTGTAGACGGGCTTAAAAACATAGGAGTTTTAAGTAAGTTTGAAGGGGGTCGCAAGAATCTAACCGCAGAACACGCAATCCACAATTTAAATCTTAGCATCATGGATTCGATTGGAGTAGGAAGCAAAAGAATGGCAGAAGTCATTTCCGCATTAGGGGGCACCGGAAATCCGGTAGCCCAACAGTGTATTGATGAATTTTTGGGAGACCTTGATTCTGTCTTAGGGATTGTCAGGAAAGTTGAGGATTATGACGGTTGTATCCCCCCAGGCATGGTCTCAACTTCAGAAAAGGATGCTCTGTCCAAATTCTATTTCAGGTCTCCTAATAGTGATTCTAGACAGCTTCGATATGGAGATGCAGGTGCTGGGTTCTTTGGAGGGTCAGAGAACGTACCCTGCCTACACCAGCAATTAAGAGCAAAACTTTCTGGGGACGCGAAAGCCTTGAAAACTGATAGGCGAGTTGGTGTTCAGATATCGGCTACTCGTGATTCTGCCTTACAAAATGCTCTTTTTACTTTAACCGATTCCAAAAAATGTGAGGATGGAGAGCCTTTGATAAACTTTAGAGCTGCTTCTTCTGGAGGTTTTAGTCAAGCTCGAGGAGCTCTTGTTGAAGCTACCGCGTTTCTTTACCATTTAATGACGCAGAGAAAAAAAGCAAAGGCGGAAGGTGATGGTGAAAAATTAAATTTTTTCACCGCTGAAATAGGAAATATTTTATATGGAGATGGTAAACAGGAAGGTTTTTTACCAAAACTAAAGCGCATGAGAGCATCAATAAATGCTGCACTTGGAGGGGCTTTCGTAGGTAAATCTCCTGATTCTGTTTTTATTACTGAAGAAATTCAAGAGCTTTTTGAAGACTTCAAACTATTAGATAGTTTAGATTGGGTTTCCGGAAATGCGGATAAAGCTGCTATTGCGTATCTGTCTATCCATCTCCTTCAAGCAAAACAAGAGTCTGATTTTTTAACGGCTCGAGGCGGGTCAGCCCCTGTAATAAAATTTAGGGATGAGGCTGGGAAGGATTTGGGTTCAAAGACCGGCGCTTTCGTTGATGAAAACGGAGTGTCCCAACACACCAAAACAGACGCGACGGCTCATTACGAAAACCCAGAGGAGCGAACCGCAGCGCGGGATAAAATATATGAGCGCGTAGGAGTTAATTCTTTAGAAGACCCTAAAAGTTTTGAGGACCCGGAAGCGACAAGGTTAAATATTAGCTACAAAGCAACATCCCCCGATTCCACACACTCTGTTTTAGTTCACACAGCTTCCTTAGCTCAGTATTTTGCAGGGCTTTCCGAGGCTGAAATGTCTGAAAATACTTATTCCCAGGTTCGAATGCAATCCATTGACCAACTAGGGAAAGTTTTAAAAGAACAGGGGCATAGTAAGAAAGTTCGAGATGGTATGATAGGTAACGTTGAAAGGGTTTGGAAAGAGGAAGCCCGTTTTACTGCAACGGTGCGTACCGCATTAGCGTCAAAGAAGACACCTGATGTCGCGGGTAATGATGGAGAGCCTAGGAGTGTGGAAGAGCTTGTAGGGTATGTTGAATCGGTAGGGGATGCAGGAGGTGATATTACAAGAGTAGACAGTGCAAAAGAGGCTCTCAAAGAACTTCTAAGCATGCCGGAGAGCGGCGACACTACCCCCTTAGCGTCTTCCCAGAGAAGGTGTGAGGAGCGCCTAAAAGCTCTTTGGGTTGATGAAAAAAGCAGGAAAGACTCTGAGTTTCCAAGATATTGGGCAGCTAACATAGGGCTAACAGCACACACGACGCAATCTCATGTCGCAATACTACGAGAGACTGCAGGTAGGTCCTTCGTAGTTCCAGAAAGGTGCACAACTCTTGACCCCGTCTCCGAAATTTTAGACCCCGCCAACTCAGATATTGTAAGAACCCAGAACGGAGTTACTATGTATCGCGGTGTTGGAGATAGAAAAGTATCGATGGGTTCAGCTGGGTATAGGCATCATGGAGGAGCTTATAAATCAACTTGGGAGGTTTCCAAATCTTACTTTAAGTCTTGGGCTGAGGGAGGGTCTTACGTAGAAGCTCCCGATTTGAGGCTAAGCCACATCAACCATATGATAGAAAAACTTCAAATTTTAATTAATGAAGTACTCGTTGGGCAGTGACAGTATATCCTTCAAAAGGTATACGTTATAAGTATCATGCACTACAATTTTTTTCCTTAAAGGAAAGTTTACTTTTGTTATAAGAATTTCCTTTTGTCTGTTTTTCTTGTAGATGAGAAGCCAAGGTTTCCCCGCTTGCGTTGATTCATTTTCAGCTTGGTTGATAAATTTGTACAAATCACTCTTGTCTCGAAAAATATCCTCGAAATCTACGTCGTATCCGTTTTTGCACTCTATTATATAACGGAAGCTTTCAGGGGTGATTAAATCCCCATAAATCTGAAGATGCTTCGGTAAATTTTTATGAGTAGTCCCAAAAGCACCCGAACCTGGAGTTCTGCAGAATTCTTTTGTGTCGAACCTAGTATTGAGTTTTTTGGCGACGTTTCTTTCGAAGTTGCTTCCTTTTCTACGGCTGTTTACGGGTTTTTTCTTGTAGAGGTCGTTTTTTAGCTCTAGAATTTTTTTAGCGTTACTTTTTTTAACCACGTACTATTATAGACATAATGGATTCTGAAAAAATAGAACTTCTTTCTATATCACCGAAATCTTTTAAATTCAAAGTCAATACAGAGAACAGAAGAATGAAATTATATATTAAACTTTCCAAGGCCGAGACCGAGAGATGGGATTCCATCAAAGATGCTTCCAAACCACCGGACATTTCGGATAACGAGTTTGCTCGATTTATTTTCTTCCGAGGTCTTGACGCGATGATGTCTGACCTTGTAGAACGGATTAATAATCTTACTGATGATGAGAGAAAGAAGATTATTGAAGAGCATGGTGATGAGATGGAGGAGGTTTTAGATGAGGCCAAAACCATAATTGCCGAAGGTTCCAAGGAATCAGAGATAATTGAGAAGTGAAAACCTACACTATTCTTAGAAAGGAAGGTCATCTAAACTCCATTATGCGAAATAAGGAAGTTAGACCTTTTAAAATTTTATTTTACACAGAGTGGGACGATGTCAGTCGCAAGGTTGTGTCCCGTGTAGAGGAGACTATGGAAAAAGTAGGGTTTGGTGATTGTGCTGACCTCTATCTTTGTTCGAGCTGGAACGTGCCCCACGGGTTTGTTGCTTTTCGAGTAGCAAAGACTCCATGTGTTGTAACTTCAAGGAAACGGGGAGTGTCGAAAGTGGACTATCTCCCTCACATACTTAAGATTGTGGAGGCATATCGTGAGGCCTCTTAATTTCCTGGTATTTCATAATTTTTTCCATATATTTTTTGTTTTTAGTGTATAGAAGCTTTAATTGATTTACACAGACGGTAGTGAAGTAGTTAAAAGCGGAGCCTTTTTTAGGTTCAAAGTTTTTAAGAATTTTAAAAGCTAGCACGAAGCATTCTTGTTTTGCATCATCTGGGTCGATTTTAAATTTAAATGTATTAATTATGTTTGTTATTAGTAAATCTAACTTTTCAACTAGTTCCGATTCGTATTTCTCGGGGTTCTCGAGATAATT